GGTTGCCTCGACATTGGGCAGCACCGGTGGGACGACGACGATCAAGACGCTTCTGGGGGCTTAGTTCATGTCCGATCATACAGCCGAAGACATCATCAAGCGTTATGATCAATTAAAGTCGGAACGCGGGGTCTGGGAAAGTCATTGGGAAGAGATTGCCGAGCGGGTATTGCCGCGTTACGCGGATACCATGCTGACCCCCGCAAACAGCATCACGCGCGGGAATAAACGCACCGACAAGATGATCGACAGCACGGCGGCATTGGCGTTGGAGCGGTTCGCTGCGGTGATGGAGAGTATGTTGACGCCGCGCAGTCAGCGGTGGCATCGGGTTCGTGCGTCCGATCCGTATTTGATGAAGGACCGCGAGGTGAAGTTGTGGTTCGAGGATAGTACGAACCGGTTGTTCAAGTACCGCTATTCACCGGGGGCGAATTACGCCAGCCAACAGCACGAAGTCTATATTGGTCTTGGTGCGTTCGGCACGGGTATCATGCACACCGACATCCACGAACGCGGCGGGATTCGGTACGCGGCCACGGATTTGCGGGAGATTTTATTTGAGTTAAACCACCAAGGCATTACTGACACAGCCTATCGTAAGTTTTCTTTGACCGCGCGCCAGATGGGGCAGCGTGTAAACAGCGGGCAGTGGGCGGAATTGCCTGATGCGGTGTCGAATGTACTGAATAAAGAACCGGAGAAATTATTCGAGATCATCCACTGTGTGCGCCCCCGTATTGAGGTTGAGGACGGACGGTTGGACGCGCGCGGCATGTTGTTTATTTCGTATTATATCAGCATCGAAGGCAAGATGACGGTCAGCGAGGGCGGGTACAACACGTTCCCGTACCAGATTAGCCGGTATGTTACCGGGCCGGGCGAGAAGTACGGTCGGTCTCCCGCAATGATGGCGTTGCCCGCGATCAAAGTGCTCAACGAACAGAAATTGACGCTGCTGAAACAGGGGCACCGGGTAGTTGATCCGGTGTTGTTGTCGCATGATGACGGCATTCTCGATACCTTTAGTCTCCAACCGGGGTCGATGAATCCCGGTGGCGTGACGGCTGAAGGGCGTGCGTTGGTACAGGTACTGCCAACCGGCAACCTCGCTGCCGGTCAAGAAATGATGGACATGGAGCGCGCGACGATCCAGGACGCCTTCTTGGTGTCCTTGTTCCAGATTCTTGTGGAAACGCCCACAATGACGGCGACCGAGGTTCTGGAGCGCGCCCGTGAAAAAGGTCAGTTGTTAGCGCCGACGATGGGACGCCAGCAGTCCGAGATGTTGGGGCCGATGATCGAGCGCGAGATGGACGTGTTGATGCAACAGGGTCTGTTGCTTCCGATGCCGGATTTATTAATCGAGGCGCAAGGCGAGTTCGAGATCGAGTACGACAGCCCGTTGAGTCGTTCGCAGCGGTCGGAAGAAGCGGCGGGTTGGTTGCGGACGCTAGAGGCGGCGATAGCCTACGCAAACACGACACAAGATGTGTCGGTATTGGATCAGTTCGACACGGATGTTATCTATAAACAATTGGCCGAGATCAACGCGGTGCCCGCGTCGTGGATGCGCGATGACGCGACGGTGCAGAAACTCCGCGCACAGCGCGCCCAGGCGCAACAAACCCAGCAGATGGTCGAGGCGGCACCCGCAGCGGCGGGGATTATGAAACAGTTGGGTGCGGGGTAGTATGTCGCACGAAGTATCCGTGACCTTCCCTATGACGACCAGTAGTGGCAAGAAGGTGTGGGTCAACGCGGCTTCGGTAAATCCTGACGCCCCCGATGGCCCCCGATTTAGTGAGGATGAAGTACGGACGCGGGTGATGTCGGGGGTGCAAAAGGCGCACAGTGTTAGTGACACACACCGTGCTGCGATAAGTAAAGCGAAAGCTCGGTCGCGGCTGGGTCGTGACGCGCCTGCTGCCGCGATGTTGTTAGGTAAGCGGTGATTGACCGGGTACGCAATTTTCTGATCCCCCGTACACAGGATTATCGCCGCACGTTCGCCGGTATCCACGGGACGCGGGTGTTGGATGATTTGGCGAGGTTCTGCCGGGCGCATGAAAGTACGTTCAACACAGACCCCCGCGCGGAAGGTGTACTACAAGGCCGTCGTGAGGTCTGGCTACGGATCACACGGCACATGAACATGACCGAGGCCCAGTTATGGGCGCACTTTAACCCGAACCAGGAGCAATAAATGTCCGACGAACAAGGGTCCGCAGACACGGGCAACCCGGAAGCACCGGCATCTGCACCAGCAGCAGCAGCACCAGCAGCAGCAGCACCAGCAGCGGAAGCGACAGCCGACACCTTGCCATTGGCGGGGTTTTCCGATCCAGACTTGCGTAGCTACGCCGAAGGCAAACACTTCGATCAGGCGGGTTTCGAGGGTGTGGTCAAGAGTTACCGGCACCTCGAACAGTTGTTCGGGCGCGATAAGGCGGGTCTGACGATAATGATGCTCGGTGACGACCCGACATCCGAGCAGACGAACGAGTTTTACACCAAGTTGGGACGCCCGAAGACCGCACAGGACTACGGGCTGACACCGCCCGAAGGGCAAGACAGCGCGTTTGCGGATTGGGCTAGTGGGATATTCCATGAGGCCGGGCTGACCCAAAAGCAGGCCGAACAGATCGCGGGTAGGTGGGACGCCTACCAGAACGACTCCGCTACTACGGCACAGACGATCAGGGATAGCACCGCCGAGGCCGCTGTTGCGGAGTTAAAGAAGGAGTGGGGCGCGGCCTACGTCGGTAAGGTGGCGGGCATAGAAAGCGCTGCCGGTAAGTTGGGGCTGACTCTACCGCAACTGGGCGCGCTGCACACCGCGCTTGGCGGCGCTGGCGCAATGCGGTTTGTTGATAGATTGAACAGCCAGATGGGCGAGCATGTGCATGACAGCGGTGCCCCTGAACGTGGCGGGGCCATGACCCCGGAGCAGGCCAAAACGGCTATGTCGGAAATGATGTTGAATAAAGATTTTATGTCGGCGTGGTTGGATAGAGGCCACCCAGGACACCACGCGGCGATGGCTAAGAAAGAAGCTATGTCGCGTCAGATTGCGGGCGTCTCGGCGTGAAACAGATCAGGCTAGACGCGCTTAAATTGGCCATCATCGCTGGTGGTTCGGTGGGCGATGTCCTCGCTGTGGCGGGGCGGTTTGCGCGGTTTATAGACACGGGTGCGACCGAAGCAGACGGGAGTCATACGTTGCGCGGCGTGGTGGTGCCGCCCAGAGCAAAACGACAGCGCCGGAATATTACCGAAGGCGTACATGGAAGCGGGTGATATTATTATCAACGCCGACGTGGGCGAAGAAGCCCCCGGAATTTTGGTGGCATAGCGGATTTATATGGGGGTTGTCTTTTCGTATTTTTTATGCCAGTGTTTATTCGTAAGCACGCCAACATTGGCGTCGAACAGGTCTGCCGGTAACCTCATTTAGGTCGGCAAACGACCCCAGTAGTGGCCCCGGTGGCCCGGATAAGCCTAGAGCTTTTGTTTTAATCGACAGAAGGAAGGGTTTTTCCCATGTCTAATGAAGTCCTAGAGTGGTCAGTTATTGACTACAAGAACACCGTTGAGTTGCTTTTGCAACAGCGGGGTTCAAAGTTTCGTGCAGCCGTCATGGAAGACGGTTATCACGGTAAACAGGGTGCTTCGGTCAATCAGATTGGTGCCGTGACTGCCGAATTGCAGACGACACGCCACGCCGATACCCCGCTCATCGAAACCCCCCATGACAGGCGTTGGGTATTCCCCAGCACCTATCGCTGGGCAGATTTGATCGATGATACCGACAAGCTGAAGATCATCGCTGATCCGACTTCGCCCTACGCCATTAATGGCGCGATGGCGATTGGTCGGGCTATGGATGATAAGATCATTCTCGCCATGACGGCAAGTTCCCTCACGGGTGAGGATGGCACTACCACGACTACGTTCCCCGCCGGTCAGACCGCGTCTACCACATCGGGCGGTCTAACGGTCGCCAAGCTGCGTGAAGCCATGCAGTTGTTGATCGCGGCGGAAGTTGATGTCGATAACGAGGTGTTGTATTGCGCTATCGGCGCGCAACAGCATGATGATCTCTTGGGTGAGACCCAGGCGATCAGTCTCGATTTTACCAACAAACCCGTACTGGTTGACGGGCGGATTAAGTCCTTCATGGGCTTCAACTTCCTCGACAGCCAGCGTTTGGCTCTGTCCGGCAGTAATCGTACTGTCGTCTGTTGGGCGAAGTCTGGTGTTCATCTCGGTATGTGGGGCGATCTTGATGTACAGATCGACGTTCGTCCCGATAAGAACTACTCGACACAAGTGTACGTCAAGGCCACCTTCGGTGCCACGCGCATCGAGGAAAAAAAGGTCGTCGCCATTACTTGTTCAGAAGCGTAAGGAGGGCATGAAAAATGGCTACTTTCTATAGTGTTCAGAAGACCAAATGGGACCAGAACACGCCCAAAGACTTTATCAAGCCCAACGAGTCTTACGGTCGGGTGCGTATGGCATACGCGCTCTACGAAGCCTCGTCTACGGCGTCGGGTTCGGTCATCGAGATGTTCAATATCCCGGATGGGGCGCGTATCCTTTCCGGGGAATTGGTGCACGATGCCTTGGGTTCGAGCAGCACGCTTTCCGTGGGGCACGCTGCGTACAACAACGCTGCGGGCACCGTGGTCGCGTTGGATGTGGACGAATGGAAGGCTGCGGCGGCTTCAACTTCAATCACTACGGTTGACGTTGCGGCGACCACGGCACTCGGTAAGTTCGGTGAGGTCGATGCCGATGCGGATGGTATCCCGGTGACAGTTGTTGTCGGCGGGGCCACGGCTACGGGCACCATCGAATTGGCGATGATGTTTGTCGTTGATTGAGTCATCGGGGCGGCTTCGGTCGCCCCGGTTGGCCGAGGTGTAGTACATGACTGACGCAGTGAGCATTTGTAATCTTGCGTTGCAAAGACTTGGCACAAAGACGATATCTTCACTTTCCGAAGACACTACCGCCGGGCGTGCGTGTAACCGAATTTACACGCACGCCCGCGACAGTGAGTTGCGGGCGCATCCGTGGAGTTTCGCACGCACGCGGGTTAAGATTGCAGCGGATAGTACAGACCCGGTGTTCGGGTATAATAAGCGTTATGCGATCCCGTCGAATAGTCTACGAATTTTGCCGACGAATGGCTCGGAGAGCACTGATCTACAAGACGATTGGCAGATCGAGGGGCGCTTTATCCTCACGGATTCAGGCTCCCCCATTAATTTAATCTATATCAAACGTGTTACAGATGAGAGTGTGTTTGATGAAAGTTTTGTTGCGCTTCTGGCTGCCCGTATTGCCTTGGATGTGGTGGAGCAGGTAACGCAATCAAACACGAAAAAGGCGGCGGCAGAGCGCCACTACAAGATTGTGCAGCAAGAGGCTCGTCGGGTAAACGCTTTTGAGCGTCCTCCGCAAGTCACGCCGACAGATTCGTGGGTTTTAGCGAGATTGTAAGTGAGTAAAGTCTCTACAATACAGAATAATTTCAACGGCGGCGAAGTGTCGCCGTTACTCTATGGTCGCCCGGATATTGACCGTTACAAGACGGGTCTGAAAACTGTTCTTAATT